TCCGTATTCCGGTAACACCTATAAAACCAACCCCCCTAACCCCCCACGCCGGGGGCGTGAGAAGAAGGAGATCGAGTCCCCCACGCCTGCGGCGCGGGAGGATCGAAACGGCCCCCAACACCGTCGCGCACGGCCGCACCGGCTCTCAGAGGAACGTGGTCAGAACACGAGCGTGGTTGGGGATGGGCTTGCAGAGAGTGAGGATGGGCAAAGCGTGGCGTGGCAAGCAGACCTTGCCTGGCCGGTTGACCTGAGAGGGCCGGAGCGGGCGCGTGTTGCGCGCATTGTGGCTCGTGCACCTGCGGACATGAGGCAGGTGGTGATCGACGAATGGCGGGGCCGTATGGCGGCGGGTGGTGTGGACGATCCGTTTGCGATGTTGGCGTACCACGCTAAGCGGGCGAGCGATCCGGATTGGGTGCCGTCGTATGCGGCTGCGGTGCGTGAGTCGCGCGAGCGGGCGAGGGCGCTGCGGCTTCAGCAGGAGGAGGCGCTGGCGCGGTTGCAGGCGCAGGCGGAGCAGGCGGTGGCTGGGCTGCCGTGGCATGCGGGCCGGTTGCGGCACGCGGCAGGCGTTGCGCGAGGTGCGGCATGACGGCTGAGGAGGCGTTCGACGCGGCGGTGCTGGCGGCGTGTGGCAAAGGTGAGTGGCCGTCGCGGGCGGTGTTCTGGTCGGCGGTGCGGTTTGGGATGAAGGCTGTCAAGGCGGCGCGCTGGGCTGATGCTGAGGGGCGGTGGTCGGCGCTCTGGCGTGTGGCGGTGGCTGAGCATTTGCCGCCGATTCCGGATGCGCCGTTGGTGGGGGCGCCGGCGTCTGTGGTGCAGGCGGAGCGGCAGCTTGCGCGCATGCGTGAAATCGTCGGATCGAGGAGGCAGGATGTATTGCGTTAAGCCGCGTGAGGTGACGAGGCAATCTGCGTTGGTGACGAGCGAGGATCAGGCCCTCGATGATCTGTTGTTGGAGTGGTTCCGCTGGGAGGCGCAGTATTCGGGCGCGAAGTGGTATTCGAGCCGGGATGCGACTTGCGGCGGGTCTGCGAGCTCGCGGCAGTGGATGTCGACGGATGACATTCACGAGGCGAGCGTGGATGCGTGGCAGATGCAGCAGGTGGCGGCGGCGATGGAAGCGATCTCGGGCGACCACGCGCTGGCGATTCGGGTGGAGTGTCGGAACAAGCTGGGGCCGGGTGTGTGGCGGAACCCGCGTGCGGGGCTGCGGCAGCCGTTGGCGTATGCGGCGGCTAAGGTGGCGATCAGGCCGTGGATTGTGAAATTCGGTGTCGAGTATTGATGGGGCGTGGGGGCGTCGCTTAAAGTTCGGTTCGTGGGGCGACGTGCGCCCATAGAAAATGAAAGCCCGACCGGATTGCTGTGTCGGGCTTTTTGTTTTGTTGGGCGTTGGGTCCAGCGAAGTGGACTGGTGTTGGCGGCTACGCCAAGGCGCGCACACGTTGTTTTTATTCGCGTCGCGTTGCAACATTAATGCTCCTTCCTCTGAAAAGAAGCTGAGCATGAGCCTGTCGACGAGTGCCTATCTGCGCTCCTCCGGAATAGATTTGGACCGCCGTGTGCTGCAACGACTGGCCGCCCATGGCTTTAAGGTGACGTTGCCCCCGGGCGCAACACTTTTGCAAACGCCGGCAAGCGGTACGCTGTGGCTTGCCGTGCACGAATGTCCAGAATCAATTTCTCGCATAGAGCCGGCCGCACCATTTCTCACTGCGTTCGAGTACTGGACAGCGCCCCGCTCGGCGGAAAACCATTCTTATGCACCGCGAGGCGTCCGCAAATACGAGATCGCAGTCCACACACGCACCTCATCAGGTCGTTCCCCTTCCGCCGCAACTTTCCAGCAGTTGATCCTAGGGGCCATGGCAGCCGAATCGCAGGGCTGGTATCTGGCGGACGGAGACGAACAGGTGTGGGCGGGCGAAGCGGCGTTCGCGGAAGCTCTCCGGCAGGCAATGATGGACGCAGGCAACATTGACGAGTTCACCATGCCGTTTGATGGATGGCATGAGAACGGTGAACCCATTCAACACAGAGATCGCATTCGAACGAGCCAGCCTTCGATTGAAGAGCGCGCCCGCAATATTGTGCTGCCAAAGAGAAAGTGGTGGCGCCTGTTTTTCTGACTTGCGCGAATCGAGGATGAACCTCTTTCTCTTCTGAAGGGACGCGGCACAGGTCGCAACGTCGGCGAGCGCGGGCCGGAAGCCCGGGGGCGTGATAGTTGCGGTCGGTCGCCCCCGTATAGGCCGGGGGCCCCTGGGCTCAAGGGGTACTGCGGGGGCGCTCACCCGCGACTCTTCGTTAGCGGCCAGTTTTCCAGCTTAGTGAAATTCACCTCCCACGAGGTGAAATGGTGAAATCATGAGTGAAACGATCCTCCTGACGCGCTCCGCGTTCGCGGCGCGCCAGAACTGGTCGCCCAGCTACGTCACCAAGCTCGGCAAAGAAGGGAAGCTGGTCACCACGCCCGACGGCAAGCTGGTCGACGTCGATGCCACGCTCGCGAAGATCAAGCGCGGCGCCGACCCCGCCAAAGAAGCCGTCCGCGCCCGCCACGAAGCCGCCCGCATCGACCGCGACGTCTACAGCGCCAGAGACACAACGCCCGATGCCGACCCATCCCTCGGCCACGACTTCCAAGCCGCCCGCGCCGAACGCGAGTACTACCAGGCACAGCTAGCCCGCACCGAATACCAGTGGGTCTCCGGCCTGCTGGTCAGACGCATTGCCGTCGAGGATGCCGCCGAAAAGATCGGCGCCAACCTTCGCGACCGAATCATGGGCCTGCCGCGCCAGATCGCGCCAGAGCTTGCCTCGATGACCGACCCATGGGCCGTCGAGCGCCATCTCGAAACCGCACTGCGCAAAGTGCTCGACGACATGATCGAACACGGCGCCGCAGTGCTTTCCGAATCCATCAACGATCCCGACCGCGGCAAGTTGGCCGACCTGTCACGCGCGGGGAAAGAGAGGTACGGCTCCATGGAGCCCATCGACACATCGTGAGCCATCCCGACGGAGCCGCACTGTTCGCCCGCGCCTTCCTGGCCGGCTTGAAGCCCGACCCCGAACTGTGGGTAGACCAGTGGTCCGAAGACTTCATGGTGACCCCCGACGAGTCGGGCGCCGCCGAAACCGGGCCATACCGCTCCGCGCGCACGCCGTACGCCGTCGAGCCCATGCAGTGCCTGTCCCCCGCGCATCCGTGCTTGCGCGTCGTTGCCATGGTCGCGTCGCAGCTGTTCAAGACGCAGGTCGCGTTGAACTGGATCTCGGCGACGATCCACCGCGCGCCGGCCAACTTCCTCGCGCTGCAACCGACGTTGAACCTCACACGCCGCTTCTCCGCACGTGTGGCCAAGACAATCGATGCTGTACCCGTCCTGCGCGAGCGCGTTGCATCCGCCCGCTCGCGCGACGCTGCCAACACCGCCGAGCGCAAAGACTTCCGCAAAGGCACGCTGTTCATCAACACCGCCGGCTCAGCCGCCAACCTGGCCGAAGTCTCCGCGCGCTACGTGTACGGCGACGAAATCGACCGTTGGGTGCGCGACCTCAACAACGAAGGCGACCCCATCGGCATCGCCGAAAAGCGCGCCAGCACCTTCGGGCGCAACGCCAAGTTTTACTACACAAGTTCGCCGACGATCGACGGTGCCTCGCGCATCGCCGAGCTCTACGCGCAGAGCGATCAGCGCCATTACTACGTGTCGTGCCCGCACTGCGGCCATGAGCACATCCTCGAATTCGAGCAGCTGCGCGCAAGCGACGACTTGAGCGACGTCTACTGCGAGTGCCCCGCGTGCTTCTACCGCATCCGCGAGCACGAAAAGCCCGCGCTCTTCAAGACCGGCCGCTGGATCCCGCACGCCAAGGGCGACGGCGAGACGGTCGGCTTCCACCTGTCGACGGTGTATTCGCCGCTGGGCTGGGTGTCCTGGCGCGCGCTCATCAAGGAACACCGCGAGGCCAAGCTGGCGCAAGAGAAAGGCGATCCGGGCCTGATGCAGGTGTTCTACAACACGCGTCTCGCGCGCGTCTGGGACAACGCCCAGCAGCGCACCAGCGCAGACGAACTGCGTGATCGCGCAGAGGACTACCGCCTGCGCACCGTGCCCGCTGGCGCGCTACTGCTGACCGCCGCCGTCGACACGCAGGACGACCGCCTCGAACTGCTCGTCATGGGCTGGGGCGAGGGCATGGAGCGTTGGACGATCGACCATCAGGTCTTCATGGGCGACCCGTCCGACCCCGCGCTGTGGGCGACGCTCGACGAAGCCCTGCAGGCGACGTTCCTGCACGCCTCCGGCAGGGACATGCAGATCCGCGCCGTTGCCATCGACTCCGGCGGCAGCCACACGCAGGACGTGTATCACTTCACGCGCCTGCGGCAGTGGCGCCACGTGCTGGCCGTCAAGGGCGCCAGCAAGCCGAACAAGCCGGTGATCGCACAGCGCCCGTCCCGCGTGGACGTGACGTGGCAAGGCACCACCGAGGTCGACGGCGCCGAGCTCTGGATCGTCGGCACCGACACTGCCAAGGACTGGATCTACAACCGCTTCAAGCTCACCAGCGGCCCGGGCGCGTTGCACTTCTCGAACGACCTGCCGCTGGAGTTCTACAAGCAGCTCACCGCAGAGAAGCAGATCGTGCGCTACGTGAAGGGCTACCCGCGCACCGAGTGGGTCAAGGCGCGCGGCGACCGTAACGAGATTCTCGACTTGAACGTCTACAACCTCGCTGCGGCGCATTACCTGGGCGTGCACAAGTATCAGGAACCCGACTGGCGCCGGCTGCGCATGCACTTCGATCAGGGCAGCTTGTTTGCCGCGGCGCCCGTCAACGACGAAGCGCCACCACAAGCGGCCGCACTACCGGCCGTAGAGCCGCCGCGCACCGCGCACACACGCCGCCGCGTGGCCGCGTCGCGCTACCTCAAACGACGATAGAGAACCGCATGGCTTACACACAGCAAGATCTCCAGCGCATCGAGCGTGCAC